CAGGTAACATTGTGAAGAACGCACAAGAGCAAGGTATCTTTGTGGTGTTGATTGACAGCGAGAACGCACTTGATGAGGACTGGCTCAAAGCCTTGGGTGTGGATACAAGCGAAAGCAAACTGCTGAAACTTAGTATGGCCATGATTGACGATGTGGCCAAGACCATTTCAACGTTCATGAGCGACTACAAAGCCCTGCCCGAAGGCGAACGACCCAAGGTCATGTTTGTTATTGACAGCTTGGGCATGTTGTTGACCCCCACAGACGTCAATCAATTTGATGCTGGTGAAATGAAGGGTGACCTGGGTCGTAAACCCAAAGCTCTCACTGCCCTGGTGCGTAACTGTGTGAACATGTTTGGTAGTTACAATGTGGGCCTGGTTTGTACCAACCACACATACGCTAGCCAAGACATGTTTGACCCTGATGATAAAATCAGTGGCGGCCAAGGTTTCATTTACGCCAGTTCAATTGTGGTGGCCATGAAGAAAATGAAGCTCAAAGAGGACGAGGACGGCAACAAGGTGAGTGATGTCAACGGTATTCGTGCAGGCTGTAAAGTCATGAAAACACGCTATGCCAAACCGTTTGAAGGTGTGCAGGTCAAGATTCCTTACACAACAGGTATGAGCCCTTACTCAGGCTTGGTAGACTTGATTGAGAAAAAAGAAATGCTCAAGCGTGAAGGCAACAGCTTGGTGTTTACCACCAGCGATGGCGAGATCATCAAGAAGTTCCGCAAAGCATGGGAAAAGAACGATGATGGTTGTTTGGACAAAGTCATGGCTGACTTCAACAACATCAAGACCGAGGTAAGTACAGCCGACGCAACGGAGGAATAAAATGTCAGCAGAAGTAGCAAGCGAAATTTGGGGTGAACTAAAACGATACGTCAACGTGGTAGATCGTATAGATGCTGCCGAAAGCATTGTGTCTATCCTGATTGATCATGATCATGACGTTGAAGAAATTCGAGAAGCCTTCAAAGGCGATTCAGACATTAAAAAAGCTCTAACTGCATACTTGGACAATGACAAGGACTATGAGGAAGAAGAGGAAGAAGAGTTTGATGACGAGGACAACTACAACAAAGAAGATGACTACTGATGTGGTACAGCCGAGTAGTTGCCGACCTTGGCAACATTCCTGACTTCATTGCACATTTTGAGTCAGAACTCACGGATGCCAAACGTGACTGCAAAATTAGCGGCCTAGTAGAAAAGAACATCACAGCCCTGCCAGGCATAACTGAGCACAGGTTCAACCAGCTACAAGAAATTGAAGCTGTGTTGAACTTTCTCAACATTCAACTACGTAAAATACGTACCAAACATTTTAAAAAATATTTAGAAGGATATGCTCGTGCGCTCACAGCACGTGATGCTGAAAAGTACGTGGATGGCGAAGAAGAAGTTGTGGACTTTGAAACCATCATCAATGAAGTGGCACTTCTACGTAATCGTTGGTTGGGCATAATGAAAGGTCTGGATACCAAGCAGTGGCAAATGGGGCACGTGGTACGACTACGCACAGCAGGCATGGAAGATATCACAGTATAACATGACCGACGGTGAACGTTGGCAAAGAGATCTAGAAGAAATGGAAATCTTTTTTCTCTTGTTCTTTTTTGAAGCCTGGGCGGCTTTTTGGTGGTGTGTTGAGCACATTGGTTAAATATCTGCATGAAAATTGTACTTGTAACCGGAGGTTTTGACCCCATCCATTCTGGGCATATTGCTTATTTAAAATCTGCTCGCACTCTCGGAGATCTATTAATTGTGGGTCTCAATTCAGATGAATGGTTAGAACGCAAAAAAGGTCGGGCATTTATGCCCTGGAACGAACGCCTGTGTATTATCAACAATTTAAGCATGGTTGATGAAGTTTATACCTTTGATGATTCAGACGGCTCTGCATGTCATTTTATAGAGCAGGTTCGTGCGCATTATCCCGACGCTGACCTTGTGTTTGCCAATGGCGGAGATAGAACATCCGACAACATCCCCGAAATGCGTATGTCAGACGTTGAATTTGCATTTGGTGTAGGGGGAGAGGACAAAAAAAATTCCAGTTCATGGATATTGACTGAATGGAAAACACCCCAGACTAATCGTGCCTGGGGGTACTATCGTGTGTTGCATGAAGTAGGAGCCAACACCAAGCTCAAAGAACTCACTGTGATGCCTAAAACATGCTTGAGCATGCAACGACATGATCAACGTGCAGAGTTTTGGTTTGTGGCCGAAGGCGAAGCCGCAGTGTACACACTAGATGCAGGAACTGATCACGACTTGGTTGGCAACTTCAAACAGCATGACTATGTGTGGATCAAAAAGAACCAGTGGCACATGTTGTGCAACGAAACAGACACGCCACTCAAGTTGATTGAAATCCAATACGGTGAAAACTGTGTTGAGGAAGATATTGAGCGTAAGAAATGAAGCCAATTCCTGTGTTTGTAGGATACGATCCTAGAGAGGCTGTGGCATACCATGTGTGTGTTAACTCAATCATTAGACATGCCAGTCAGCCTGTAGCTATAATTCCTGTGGCCTTAAACTTGTTTCGAGACTACGATGAAACACACACTGACGGCAGCAATCAATTTATCTATTCAAGATTTCTTGTGCCTCATTTGATGGATTACACTGGCTGGGCCATATTCATTGATGGCGACATGATCTTGCGTGACGACATTGTAAAACTGTGGGAGTTGCAAAATCTTGCCAAAGACGTCATGGTTGTCAAACACGACTATAAAACACGCATGACTGAAAAGTATCTTGGCAGCAAGAACGAAGATTATCCACGCAAGAACTGGTCAAGTGTGATCTTGTGGAACTGCAACAGTTTTCCCAATCGCAAGTTGACTCCAGAGTTTGTGCAACAATCAACAGGTGCAGAACTGCATAGATTCACCTGGCTAGATGATGATCGCATTGGCGAACTGCCCCCAGAATGGAACTGGTTGGATGTTGAATATGATGCTAATCCTGAGGCCAAGTTGGTACACTATACTCTGGGTACCCCTTGTTTCCATGAGTTTGCCACGCAAGGTCATTTTTCATCAGAATGGCATGAAGAAAAGCAGCGAACCACACATTGCGAACAAACTGTCAAAGTAAAATCACATACTGTGGTCCCGCAGCCACATGAGTTGGATGTTACGGCACCTGAAGTCAATGAAATATTTTATGATGTATTGAAATATCGTGTGGATCCTGCAGGCGATTTTTATGGCATGAATCTTGAGACTCTGACCAACAAGATACAACTTTTAGACAACAATGCTGTGCATGCTATAGATGTAAATGCAGGCGATTTTAAATATGCAGAAAAGGGAAAAATGTTTGATCCTGTACTAGAAAGTTTTACCATGGGCTGCGGAGGCCGAATAACCAACTGGAGCAAAAGTGAACAGTCAATGACTCCGGTGGTGTTGCGTGGCATAACCAAACGCAAAGAAATGAATATTTGCCGTGCCACAGGGCGTGACTTTTATTACATTGACACTGGCTATTTTGGCAACGGTAAAAAGAAAACGTTTCATAGAGTGACCAAGAATGATGTGCAAAACTTTGGTCCCATAATTGATCGTCCTAGAGATAGACTAGCGGCCACAGGTTTTCAACCATGCAAGTTCTATCGTGGCAGCAAGATATTGTTGGCACCACCCAGTCAAAAACTGTTGAATCTTTATGACATTGATTTAGAGCAATGGCTTGCTAATGTACTGTTAGAAATTGGTGCTCATACTGATCGTGAAGTGGTGGTTAGACGCAAACCCAGTCGCACTGCCAGAACCAGTGACGACAGTATGGCACATGCACTCAAACAAGACATACATTGTTTGATCACATTCTCAAGTATTGCTGCTGGAGAAGCCTTGCTGAATGGTAAACCTGCTATCACACTTGGGCCTAATGCGGCTGCTGCCTTGTGCAGTCAGAGTTTAGATGCCATTGAAAAGCCTCATGTGCCTACCTTGGATGAAGTTGAAGCCTGGGCGGCACATATGGCCTATTGCCAATTTACCGAAGCAGAAATGCGCGACGGCACAGCATGGAGAATCTTGCAGGGTGGTTGATGTAGTGGTTTACATTAGCAGTGTTGCTAATCCGCAGAAACATTCTAGGAAAATACAATGCCTGGAAAGTTTTGCTGAGGGTGTCCAAGCTGCAGGGCACACAGTGCAAGTGGAATGGGAACATCGTTATACTCCCAGTCGGCTGGCTGTGATCCTAGGTTGGGCCACTACCAACACAGGTGGGCGTAATATTGCCCTGCGCAAACAAATCATACCTGAACAACGCAAGCTGGGATTTCATACTCTGTGTATAGATGCGTCATGCTGGAAGTATCTTGACAATCAAGGCAGTTATTTGCGGTACAGTCTTGGCGGACCTTTTTATGATCGTGCTGAATATGCCAATCGCAACAGTGATGCTACCAAATGGCTGGAAATCAGTCGCACCCTGGGAGTTGATTTAAAACCTGCCAAGACAAACAGTACAGGACACATTTTGATCGGCATGCAACGAGACGGCGGATTTGCCATGAAAACACTGGATCCCATGACTTGGTTGCACGACAAAATACATCAGATTAGATCAGTTAGCAGTAGACAAATTTGGGTACGCCCACACCCGGGCCAATACAACATGGCAGATTTTGCAGCATACACCCGCAAAATGAGCAAGAGACAAAACATAGTTATAATTGAACCTACTCAAAGTCGTTTGATTGACAACCTACAAGGAGCACATGCAGCAGTGTTTTTCAACAGCAGTGCCAGTGTGGCTGCGGTGTGTGAAGGCATACCTGTGTTTGCAGATGACACCAGTTGTGTGGCCTGGTCAGTGGCCAACCAGGATATCAGTAAGATTGAATCGCCAGATGTATTCTCTAGAGAACAGTGGATTTATGATCTAGCAGCCGCACACTGGAGTGACGAAGATGCTCGTGCAGGCCGTGTGTATCAAAAGTTTTTGCCTTATCTCACATGAACAAGCAACAAAAGCAACCAGGTGAATCATATATGGTTGACATGTTGAGTCGCAAACAATTTTGATAACCTAGATCTCGGAACAGTTCTATCCAGTGTTGATCTGTTTTGCAGTTTATGTGTGTAGAGTCTCGTCGAGATACCTCTAGATAAAACTCATTGGGCTGTTTGGCAACAGCACATGGTATTCTAACCAAAACTTTATCAAGTTTGAGTTGAGAAAATAATTCAGCAATTTGTTGATCAGTCATGTGCTCTAGCACGTCTAAAAATATGCCCAGGTCGAATGTGCCCCGAGCATGCTCCAGTATTTTACAATCATTTTTTCTTGCTTGCTCCACAGCCCAGTCGGAGATATCATACCCAAAAACGTTTTTGAATCCAGCTTTTTCAAATCCTTTGATCAAGAAACCCAAACTGCATCCATAATCTAGTATGGTTGAATCTTGGTTGATGAGACTGAATTTGTGAAACACCTGTTGTATTTCTTCAGCGGTCTTTACGTATCGTTCACGTTTGGAGAAATAATCAACATAGTTGTTGGAACGATAGTACTGTTCGTCAAATACTTGTGTCATGGAAAGTTCCGATCCGGCATTTCTTGTGCCACAGTGTGTAAAATTTTGTTGTTGAATTTATAGTAGCAGTATTTGCAACTTTCGGTCCAATCTTGTCCACAGTTGTTTTTTACTTCGTATGGATATCCTTTGGCCGCATAGTTGTCGCTGAGTCGTTGCCATGTGGGAATAATATTGTCCACATCACACAGTGAATAATCTAGGTCATAGTTTTGTTTGTTTAACACATGACTGGTACAAATGTACACTTGATACTTGCCATTGCCGTGTGGATCAGGAGCCACGTATGGGCGTATCATGCCCACATAGCAACCATCCTCAAATGGGGAATCATCTTCTCCAATGTCTTTGATAAAGATTTTGTTTAGGGTGTCAATCTCATCAATCACTTGTTTGAATTGTGTTCTAATTTGTGCATTGTTGCCTTTGATCAAACAGTTGCCTGCTATTCTGACAAATTTCAGTTCAGGATGCAGTTCCAACACTCGAGCAATGCGTCGTATTGTTTCAACGTCGGTGGGCCGATAGGGTTTGCCCAGCCTGTTGCCTGTGCCAGTGTCACCTTCGTAGATAATGTATGACAGTCCCATTTTCTCAAGAGGAAAGCCACAGAAATCAAAATCTTCTGGCTCATATCCTTCGTCCAACTTGATCAGACTTACCCGGATCCAGCTGATCTTGTGATAGTTTTCTGGCCGGATTCTTGACAGTTTCAGCGTGTTGGTTATGATGCCAATGTCGTAGCCCAGTTCATGTGCATACTCAACTATGCTGTTGATGTCGTCCTGGGTATCCTTGTCGCGATAGATCAAGGGTTCGCCACCACCAGTTAGTTCCACACTCTTGGCGCCCAGAGTTCGAAAATCACGCAACACTTGTTTGATTTTTTCAAATGGTAGATACGACTTCAGCGGTCGGTCGGCCACACTGCAAAATGGGCAACCACTGCTGCAAACTTCACAGGGCGACAGTTGTATTGTAATGGGTCGGAATTTTTTATCATGCTGGATACTGTACAACACATCAGTGTGTTGCAACAACTTGTCTCCCCATGTGCTGAATTTTTGTGTCAGTGCGATGTGTTTATTTTTGTTCTGCATTTTCCATACCTTTTCCTGTGTGAGGATTTGGACTGCGTCTTGAAGTCGACATCTGCCCAATTATTTCACTATTTTTCATAACTGGATGTAATCTGGCCACTGATGGTATGCATACCTTGACATCCATGACATTGGTGTTGACTTGATTGTCGGTGGCCAAGAATCCGTTTTCTCTAATATAATCAATCAATTTTTTTGCACCTTGTGGTTTGATGATGTAAGCATACACTCCTGAACTATAACATCCGGCCCGGCTTTTAAATCTCAACGGATCACTGTATCCAGTTATTTTGGGAATATCTAGAATTGAGTAGACTGTGACAGGCGATGTCTGATCCTGATCTACCACAACATCATAGCCGCCATCTTGTTTCATCCACGGGCTAAAACAATCTAGTTTGCATACATCGTCAAACTGTGAAAAAATATCTTGAGGAATTGGTCGCATGAGCCATCCGTCATGTTCTAGCACAAGATACGGCACTTGATCTTGAACACATTGCATCCATAGATAAAAATGACTTAGAAAATTACCATAATGCCCCAGGGTCATTTTGCTGAGTTTTTGTTTGCCCAGTCGGATGTTGAGTTTTGCCAAGTGTTGTTGGTAGTCTCGTCCCCAGATAGCTTGAAATATTTCTACGTTGACTCCAACTTTAGCTGCTTGTTCTCTACACTGGGCTGATAGTTGTTCAGACAGTTCATGCCCCAGCATGGTAATGATATATGATTTCATCGGTAAATTGTTTCTACAAATGCATACTTATCGAACTGGCCAGTGCTCATTGCCATCCCATG